ATACCAAACACAGAACCTGTTGGCACCAGTTGCGCCTATGTAATTTGTGAAGTTGCTCCACGAAGAGCCATCTGTGCTTGACCTCCAACCAATATAGCTGCCGTCAAAATAGAAGACCCACCATCGCCCATTAGCGTAGAAACATTTAGGCTGATAAGGAAACGCTAATGGATTTGCGTTTGTAGATGTGCCAACAGTAGACACCATAATCCATCACCTCAGCAAAAGCTGGGAAAGCGAAGCAAACAGCGGAAGCGTTTTAGCTGAACGTTATTTTAAGCGACAGAGTCCACGTTTCGCCCGAAGCTTTAGTGCCTTTATCTGCGACTTTACGATTCAAATTCTTACCCGTATCGCTGTTGCTGTTGCTGACTGTGAACTCTTGCCATGAATGGTTAGCATCTGCCGAGCCGAAAGTTGCTCGCCACTCCGCCGTCTGATTGCTTCTCTGCGGATAACCAGTATCCATAGCCTTGTAAGTCTTGTTCGTTCCCTGCAACCCAGTCTGCGTTGCACTTTCCGCTGCGTTTGAATCGCCAACACCAAGATAAGCGTTTGTGTTGTCCCATTTCGTAGGCGTGCCCAAAGAGCAGATGATGTCAATCAGTTCGCCTAAGCCTTCGTTTAGTCCCAAGTTGCCCTCAAAAACTTCAGAACCAACATAGTCTTTGCCAGCAATAATAATCGCTTCCTCTAACGACAGACCTTTTTGTAATGCTTCAGCAACAATGTTGCCTGTGTCTTTGAACTTGTTTATGCGCCATTCAGTTTTGAATCCTATTCTCTCTTTCACTTCCATTTTTCATTTTTTCTCCCCGCTTACAACCAGCGATTTTGAACAACCAGCAAGTGCTGAAGGACAGCGAACAATCGCTATCCAGCCAACCTCAAAATCAAAAAACACCCGAACCACAACAACATTTTCGTGAGTTTTGAAAAGCTTTTTGCCCTCAGCCCTTGCAACTGCTAAAACGTCGCCTACATCCTTAAACTTGCCTTTATCATCACGAACAACCAAGGCCTTGTCAGGCATCGTTTCGACTGACCTCCTTCAAACTGCCATCAGCATTCCAAGAAAAGCTAAGCGTAAAAAGAAGCGTTGTGCTTTCGTAAGCCTTTAAAGTAGCCAAGGTGCCCCCAGGGTTCCAAGCAAATTCAACCCTTGTTAGTCTTTTTCCAGAAGGTGGCGCCATGAGATCCGACAAGGCACTGTGGATGGCTTTGAAAGATTCCTCATACCTTCCATAAGGGATGCCCATCAAATCGTCCTCGCTATTTTGTGTCTACTCAAATGATCAGTTTTGCTACGTAAGGCATAGAGATAATCAGCCAAAAGCGGCTGTTCACGTCCAAGCTCCAAAGTTATTTCTAACGTTTGCATTTTTGCATCAACATGATATTCAACGCTTAAAATGCGAAAGTCTGCATCCACATTTTCGTTTGGCAATGTTACATGAATTTTGTCGCCGGCCAAAAGAGGAGTGCTGCCGTAGTCTATGACAGCGCTCTTTACTGTGAGGTATTCTGCTGCGTCTCTTAAGTGGTTAAGAATTGCCTTAGCCCTTAGCATGCATTCGTTGTCACTGTATAGTTCCTCGTCAACTTCGACGAGCTCCCTTAAGCCATACGCTGATTGGCTTGCGGAATCTTCTTGTGTGGAACTGTATCTACGCCCACCAAAGAACAGACCGTCAACCCAAAAGCTGCCTGTTCCAGTGCCTGTAAACCAGCAGTCAAAACGAACCTTCTTTATTTGGGTCCAGTCGAAGCCACTCTCAACATCCCAAACATCAGCGTTTTCGGCGCCAACCTTAACTTGTTTCTGGAACCATTCATCTGGACCGATGTTAAAAAAGTTGGAAGCGCTTTTTTGAGCCGTGTCAAAGAGTATTACGTTAATGTTTCCGTTGAAACTACTCTCTCGCCTAATGAAGAAATTTAAGGCTGGATGTAGGTTGGCGTTGATTTCTTTGCTGTTATTCAACGTTAGCATACATGCTGCATAGTAAAGATTTGCTGCGTATGTTTTGACGCTTCCGTTGCCCTTTTTCTTTGTTGCTGTGTCAAGACTTATTTGACCTGAAATAGCGTTCCAGCTGCCATCATCATGCGTTAAGCTTTCGGTCCAAGCATCTTTATCTGATGGAATACTTTTGTCAGCAACTCCGTAAACGGTAATTTTGTTCCTTATTCTGTGGATGTCTTTACGGTATTCGCTAACCTCGATTTTTTCGCTGAGGCTCACTGACGATGTTTTGCTGTTGATTGGGAAAAACTCGAACTTGGCGTCTGGGGCAACACGAAAATCAAAACCTATCAAGCCAGACTTGTCCGCACTTTCAGCAATGTTTTTGAGGATATCGAAGATAGGTGTGTTATCATACTCCAATTTTGTGTAGGTAGTGTCAGTATTCTCCACGAGTTCTGTTGAATTCCGCGTGTGGCTTAAACCAACAAAATTGTCAAGCAAATCCTTGACTATTTCTTCGCCCTTTTTGTTCTCATAGGTTTTTGTCACAACCCGGCGGAAGAGACGTTCTCCCCAACATCTGCCACCAACACTAATGTAGTTTTCACTAGACGTAGACTTGCAATTGACGCTTTCAACATGACATGTTATGATTTGCGGAACATTTGAGCCTCGGCCAATGTCTATATGCCCATCCATGCCAACGCTTATTGGGTAGGTTCCGCCTTGACTGTACTTTTTGTCCCAATTTTGAAGCAAAACCTCAAAACTGCCCACTTCTGTAGTGCAGCCCAAATGCACGCGTAAGTCTATAACGTCGCCTTGAGGCGGAGTGACGGTGCCAAAAGCAACAGCAACTTTGGGGATTTCAACACTCATGACTATTCAACACCTCGCCTAAAATATTCTTCTTCCCCAGCCCGACGAATACTACGAGCATGCATAGGCATTTCGGCAGTAGCCTCATTGAAGCTTTGAACGCTTGCAGTTGCAGCATTCATTTGAGAAGCAAAGTACCACATGGCAGCACCAGCCGCAACAATAACTGCGATGCCGACACCAGTTAAAGCCAGAAAAGTGGCATAGCTAACGTTTAAGGCGTTTTGCGCAGCAGTGGCAATCCAGCAGGCAGCTGCATAGACTTTTTCGGCTACAGCGACGCCCCAGCTTGTCCGCATAAACATCCCCATTATTGTGACAACCATCATGGCAGAATTGAAAACCCGAGCTTGCTCGTCATTTAGCAAGCCAAATTGATGTGCGATGTGCCCGATAGCGGTGCCAGTCGCGCCTAAACCTGCAATGGCTGCGCCTAAAGATTTTATATACACGGATAATCCTTCAGCATCAGACTGAATCTTTGTAAACTCGCTACTTGCACGATTAACAGCACGAATAGTTATGGCTACTTCCCTAAAACTCATGTTAAACCAGCCTCCGCTTTAGCTGTATCAATAGCCTCGCAAACAATCTGCTCAAGCCTTGGAAGGTGCTCCTGAACTGCAGGAAAAAGGTAAGGCTGAGCCCTCATGCGTCTCGTGCCAAACTCCACAAACAACGCGCAAGTTGCTTCCGAACCAATCTCAGCAACCCATTCGCCGACTTTCGCATAAATCGAATCCCTCAAATGCCCAGTTCTTACCGGAACAAATTGCTTAGCCAAGGCTCTAACGGCTTCAGCCCAACTTTCCAACTGCCCATGCACATTGCTTTGAAGACCAGAATCAAACCTTCCCATGGCAGCCTTAAACTCTTCAACGCCTTCTAATGCAACATCAACTTCAACAGCCACGCCTTTTTGCCTCCTTTTCCATTCTTCTGCGTTCTTCCTCCGCTCGTCGGTCCATTTCATTCAAGATTACGATGAATCGTTGGATGGTTTTGGCTGACTGCCTTGCAAGCTGGTTTGGTGTCCAGCCGAACTCTTTGCAGAGACGGAAGTCTGTGAGGATTGCATTTGATTTTTGTCTTCGGATGGCTCGAATAAAAAAGCAGCTTCCTCGAGACCGACGTTGTTCAGTTTGTTGGCAACTTGGCTGAAAAGTTCGCCCAAACCTATTGGAACACCATTTTCTTCGCTTAACAATTTTTCAAGTGTTACTGGCGTGTGTGCAGGCTGTTCTTTCAGACTTGCCCAAATTGTTTCAGCCTGAATGCCAATGAAGTCGCTGTTTGTAACATGACCTGATACTGGATGATATTTGGTGTATTTTTGAATTATTCGGCTCCGTTTAGCCCACGTTATGGCACTGAAAACGTAGCGCCCAGCATATTCCTTCCCAAAACGTTCATCAATTTCCAAAACTTCCGTCCGCACAGTTAAGCCTCCACTAGCTTATTACGATGTCCCTTGCCACAAACGATGCTTTCAAGCTGACGAGGTCCTCGATGCGCGTCGGTGTGGTGACGTCTTCCCATTTGCAATACTTGAATAATGCGCTGTTTGTGCCGCCTAAACCAAATTTTAGGCTAAACTCGCTGTCGTTGATTATGTCATCGTATTCTTGTTTGCTTTCAAACTCAAAGACTAATT